GAGAGGATACCAAAGTAACGCTAGACTTAAAAACAATTGGCATGGCAGCAGCAGGCATCGGAACTATCGTAGCTATGTGGTTTGCCTTGCAAGCAGATATCGCTGAAGCGAAAGAGCTGCCTGAGCCTGCGGCGCCTGAGATCACACGTATGGAGTTTGATATGAAAGATCAGCTCGTTCGTCAAACAATTATGACTACGCAAGAAGATGTCACGGAGATCAAGGGGGACATTAAGCGTATTGAAGAAAAGATAGATCAACTGAAATGAGAAATGAAAATTTTACCAATCCTGTTTGCATCCTCTGCGCTATTCTTGGCGGCCACCTCTGTGGCAGATGTAGCGGGTAACAAAGTATGTGACAGCGGAATCTGCGTAGTAGAGTTTAACGCATCATTCAATTCACAAAACAGCGTGGAGTGGATAGAGAAACTGAATGACTGCGAGACAAGCCGTGTAGATATTGCAACTGCTCCTGCCCTTCAGCAGGAGCATAAGATTGTTGTGGTGCCAACGATTGTGGTATTCAATGAAGGGGAAGAAGTCAAAAGATTTCAAGCCAATATCATGATGACTATGGAGGCCACCAGGTCAGATGTGCAAGAAGCCATCGACGAAATCCTTATGAGCGATTTTTAAACCCATGTGATCTTGACCGTCAGAGCCATGTCTTTCAAGTCATGAAACTCTTGGCGCACCATTTTATCGATGATTGGATAGAGGTAGCAATCAGCTACTTCTTCTTCACTTGTCTCTGTAAAGATTCTCTGTATACCATTTTGTCCGATACCTGCATCGACGTGGATGAACTTAAAATCTTTTGACACGACAGCCTTGACGATTTGGTGATAGTCCGTATTCTTCATCATGACTTTGAGATTGGCGGTTGACCAGACAACATCTGCAAAAAGTCATACATACTTATCCAGCCATCTTGATCGAAGTCCATGCATGCAGCATGAGAACCTGGATCAACGGATTGCCCAAAGTTTGCCAGCAGAAGCAACAAATCCATTATGTATGTTGACCACATACTGAGAATACGGCGCCAAACCTCAAAGGTTACGGAGACGGAACTACTATCTGAAGGGAAAAGACATTTGGATCTTCTGTAGGCATGAGTTTGTAGCTCATGCCATTGTAATCTTCGTATGTTTGCGAGACAATCAATTTGTGTTCGAAAAATTTCACTGGATAGTCACCGTTCCATGACGTCGGAATGATTAAATCACAATTGAATTTTTCAGGTTCCACGTACAGTTTTTTTGGAACCGTGGTGCATCCAGCAAACAGAAGTAAAGTAAATGCTATTACTGTTTTCATTGAGCGAATCTATGCTCAGCCAAAACAGACCACAAGCAAATCATGTATAATTATAAATATGGTCTCATGAGTAAGAAAAAAATTAAAGACACCAAGCTAGGGCAGTGGTTAAAAGACAAAGCCCCGAACGTATTAGACACTGTTGCAGACTTATTGCCTGACAGCGGGGGCCTAGGTGTTGTAAAGAATTTGTTAGATAAAGAGCCAGGAATTGATCCAGCAGAGGCACAAGCCCAGATCGATGCAGAGGTAAAATTCCAAGAGAATGTTACTGAACGATGGAAAGCAGATATGGGTAGTGATGTGAAGCTAGCCAAGCTTATCCGACCTGTGACGTTGATCGCTTTGATGAGCATGTTTATGGTCACCATGATGATTGACAGCATGGACAATGTTGCCTTTACTGTCAAAGACTCATATGTCGATCTGCTTCAGATCCTCATGCTTACAGCCTTTGGTGCATACTTTGCAGGACGCACCATCGAAAAGGCAAAGAAATAATTATTCCAAGCCTACCCTGTATCCGCAGTAAGATGGCAGGATCATATAGAGTCCATTGCCAATTGTGGTGGTGGTGGTCCAATAGTTCATGCTGAAACAAACTTAATAAGGGAGAGAGGTATTTTGAAAAACCTCTCCCCTTTGGCCATCATTTTATTGCTGACCTCATGGGTGGGTAGGTGTTTTACATGTTGACTCCAGAAGCATGCGGCTCGTGAGAGGTGGCAATTCCAAATGAAAAACAGGGTGCGCTGATCGAAGAATTTTTGTTTGCGTTCAGGGAGTTGCAAATCGGAGTATGGAAACTCGTTTGTTTTCCAAACAGCTTTGACTTCGCACTCAACCAAAAAGCTGAAGTCTAGCTCAGAGATGACCGTAGGTTTCGCAATCAGATCCTGCGCATATGGATCAGGGTTGTCTGTAACGCTGTAGCCGTGTTTTGTCATGCACTTAATGGTGGCCCCTCGTGCTTTGTCATCGTATTGGCGATGAAGAAGTTTATCGAAGGGTTTTTTTGCGGCCATCGTGCAAATGTTTTTTGATGATGTCTATGGTCCTATCTACTTGCTTTCTGTTTTTCGGGATGAACAGCATGTAGTCTTGCATGTCATTTTCAACAAGGTATTTTAGAAACAACTTCCACCGAAGCGGAAAGGTGTGCTGACCATAGACATACCCCTTAGTTTCTATGATGAACTTATGCTTGTGAGAAACAAAGTCGGGCGTGTACTTGATGCCCATCACCACCTTGTTTGTATTGTCACGCATGACGTCCCTGCCTTTTGTCATTTTGTGATACACCCCAGGGTATCGAAAGCCATCCACTAGATAAAACACCTCCTCTTCGTATGCAAAGTCCCAGCCCGTGTCTTTGAGTCTGTCAAAGCAATATGCTTCTAGTGCGCTCTTTAGAGACTTGCCAGCTCTTCTATGTCCTTTTGCTTTGGGTCTCTTACGTGGCTTTCGTTTCATGTCTTAGATCACTTCGAGTTGTTTGTCCACATCAGTAGCTTGTATGTGGTTGAAGAGTCTACCAAAAGGGCCTATCATCTCGAAGGTTGTTCCGTCCTGTGACATCTTGAACAAAAACGGAGTTTCAAAAGGGGTGGGCTCTCCGCCCGTCTCTTGGTTACGCACCTTACGTACATGGAACTCCAGCTCTCTGCGTTTATCGATGCTTGGGTGGTGTATCTTCCTATGCAAAGTAAGGAAGCAATCGGCACGATTGACCCACTTACCACCATGTTCTGTGTCTTCAGCTCCTGGGGCTACAGGAAGTCCATCGTCGCCTTTGGCTCTGATAGCCGAGGTGACAGAGTGTGCATTGACCCATACAGCTATCTGCATGCGGTTGCTGAATGTTAGGAACTCACTTGCCGCCTGATAATGATACTCATGGACACCACCCATTGAAAGGGTGGTGATCTTCAGCGAGTTGTACGGGTCGATCAACAGACCATCGATTGGGTGTTTGCGTGACACCTTTTCGCAATACAGCAAGACCTCCTCGTAGCTCAACACTTTGCTGTTGTCAATCAGGACGAAATGCCTCTTCACCCATTTCATCATGATGGCTATCTCATGCTTGCTTAGGTCTTGTATGGTTTTGCCTGTAGCAAACTGAATCAGCCGCATCTTGATCAAGGCGGTGTTGTTTTCACTGCTGTATATTACCCATCGCCAATCGTGGTTGATGGCAGTAGACACAATCAAGTACAGCATAAAGGTGGTCTTACCGATACTGCTATGACCTGAAATCATGGTAAACTCTTTTTTGAATCTGTAGTTTCTGTCTAGGATGGCATTGCCTGTAGACAATCCCGTCTCAAAGTCGCCAGACCTAAACTTGATGATCCAATCGTAGTCTTCGGTATCGTCACTCATGAAGGACATATCGCCATCCGTAAGCATCATCTCACGACGCATAGCTTGCTCGGCTTCTATCGTCTCAGCTAAAGGCGACAGCTTGCCTTGCCGTATTCCATCAGCTATGGTGTTGCGTGCCGTCTCCATGCTGTCTACGTTGCGCTTACCTATCTCCTTCTCTAAGACACGGACAGCTTCAGATTCTTCGACACGTCGTGCAGCTATGAACCCACCCAACAAGATGCTTGCTTTCAGTAAGGCTTCGTGCTTGCCTCCGTCGGGGGCTTTGCGTATGATACATGCTGCTAGATACAGCTTGCTGTAATCTGTGTCTTCCGATGAAGGTGTGTCAGGGCTGACAGCATTATCTATCGTCTTTGTAAAAGGCTTGCCTTTAGGTTTGATATGAATGTCAGGATCATAGCTCTCGTAACAGCCCCGTGATTCATTGATACCGCTTTGATCGACAAGGAGGCCATGAGTTTCAGAGAAGTGGTTACACAACGCCCTGAAATGAGATCTATGTTTGCTGGGGTCGTCTATCTTGACAAGGGCCTTGAGGCCATCACCCGATGGACTCACCCAGCACGCCTTGACATATTCATCATCGATAAGAGACTGTTTGGCTACAGGGACGTCGATGTGATCAAAGTCCAAAACAATATACCCGCTATGCTTTCGGAGGCTGTCATCTTTGCGGCTGTCAAAGATGCCGCTGAACAGGATCAAGGGTAGGTCTTTCTTTTTCTTCTTGTTGCCCTGGCGTATGGCTTGTATGGTTTCGGCTTGCTTGCCTGTTTTGATTCGGTGAAATGCAAGGTTGAGATCGATGTGACGTGGGTTGTCTGTATCGTAATGGTTTGGGTATATGGTTATCATCGGTATTACTGCATTTTGCCGTCTTTCATAACCTTATCAAAAGTCTTTCTTTTCATCACATCGAGCTGATGTTTGATCTCTTTCCGTTTCAAAATCAGGACATCGATCTTATCATTGATTTTATCTATGGAGTCCTGGAGGTATATCAACTCCTCTTCATAACGCAACTTACCATACAAGTTCATTCTCCCTAATTCGGGTCTGATTCTGTTGGGGGCATAATGCATCAAAGCATCGGCACGATCTTCTACAAGTTCATTGGCGGCCCTGTATGATACCCTGTAGAAAGGTGAGTTGATGAAGTACATCTCATGGTTTCTCTTGCCATGTATCACCGTAGTTCTATCTATCCCCCACACCCTTGCCGCCTCGTTATCAGAACAGAATCTACACAAAGCATTGACAAGGGCGTAGCGCATCTCTACTTCGGTGCGTTTACGTGACCCTGTGTTTTTCATACCTACAATTGCGAGGTAGTCGTCTCTTATTTCGCAGAGCAGTGCGTCTCTGTCCTTTCGTTCCTTGTTCATTGTGCTGAGTTGTGTACCCTCGATAGGATTCGAACCTATGGCCCACAGCTTAGAAGGCTGTTGCTCTATCCAACTGAGCTACGAGGGCAAAACGAGGGGGAAGGGCATACCCTACCCTGTCCCCCCCTTGCAACAGGCTACCTACTCCTGTCACTCAAAACGGTAGATCGTCATCTACCGCAGGTGCGGATTCTTGCGGAACCACTTTTTTCTCCGCTACCGACACCTTGCCGTCAGTCCAAACTACTTTGGCATTGCCTACGTAATTTCTTTTTTCTTTCGCCTCTCGCTCTTCTTTGGACTGCTGATCCCAAATTCCGACGTTGTTGCCGAATTGGTCTGTTTGGTCCTCTACGCTTGCTGTAAAGTTATAGAAAAGGTCACCTGACTTTGCTCTATCGAGTTTGTCCTTTGGAAGTTTGCTCACATTGATAGAGCCGTTAATTAAAGTTCCCATGATTTAAATTTTAGGGGTTTGAAAATGTTTCTTTGTCTTCTCATACGCATCACGAAATTCTTTCGATTGCATACGATAGTCTGAGTCCAGCCATGCCGCAAAGACACTTGCCCGTGGTAGCCCTGTCTCAGCAGCGGCATCTCGGTATGTTCTGTGGTCATCTTGGATAACCCACCTTACAGCTATAGCCTCGGCATCGGATCGTCCAACACCTGTGATTTTTTGAATTGTATCAATCATCATCTTAGATTTCTCCTGTTTGATAATCGGACTCTGTGCTCTTGCCTTCCCCAAGGTAGGTTTTGATGCGGTCTACAGCCGTCTTGAACTTGTGTTCACCATATCGCAGGGTATCCTCTGAGGCGTAAAACAAACCAACAGCGTAGGGATAGCTTTTGTCTTGGACAACCCAACGGAAATCTGTAGTGCCAAGAACCTTGCTGTACATGTAGGCTTGTATGTCGTAACCGAAGTCACGCACGGCCCACTTGAACTTTGAGATGTTGGCTGTGGTCTTGCTGTCGGTGATGTACCCATCGCCCAAAACATCCAAGAAGCCACGTACAGGGACGTCATCAATGAAGTCGTTGAACTCGTATTGCATATTGCCTTGCAAAGCAATTTTGTCTACGCCTGTAAGCCTGAGTCGATCAATCATCTCCTGTGCTTTGGCTACGTCTTCAGGCATAACGACGGCACGACCATCATTTTCCAAAGATTCAAGCCATTCGGCATATGCCTTGGTGCGCTTCGGGGCTTTGCCTCCTATCTCTTTGCAGATCTCTGTGTCATCGACTACTACGAACTGAGTATCAAAGAACTCAGGAGTAAGTAGCATGCAGTCATAGAGTTTGCCAAAGGCTAAGGCAGGGCTGTCAAATACCAACTCATCACGCATCTTCATCTCGAACTTCTTCATGTCCTCGAGAGCATACTTGATGGAGGAGTAGGAAAGGTATCCCTTTCCGTACTCCTTTGATAGCTTCAATGCAAAGTCCATCATGGCATTGCCTCCGCTAAACGTCCGATGTCTTCGATTTTACGAACTTGTTCTTCTGTCAAATTGTCTCTGTGCTTCTTCAACACAGCCTTCACAGCGGCCACCTTGTTTTTACTTTGGTCGATGTGCTTCCAGCATTGGTCATACAGAGACACCAATTTCTTGCCCGTGTCAATCTGCTTCTTTGCGCTTGCAAGTTTCTCCTTGCTTACAGCAGGGGCATTCACTCTGCCTGGAGATGTATGGCCATGAGTATTTGTGCTGTCGCTGTCTTTTGTGTCGTCGATGCAGAACAATCCATTGAGAGCATACTTGCGTGCATAGCTGGATGATGCGCCTGTAACTTGACTGCCATCCATGCCTTTCTTGGTTTCCTCTTCACGAGCAAATGCAGTTGTCTTCAGTTCTGCTTCACCATCTGTCAATCGAGCCGTGGCCTTGACATAGATGCGTCCTGACACCTCTACAATCTCATCACTTAACGTGAGGATCAAACCATGTTCTGTAGTCAATGGCTTGACTGCTTCAAGGATGTCCTCGGCTGACCTGTACTTGTACTTGCCGAAGTTGTTTGTTTGGCCCTTGGGAGCCTTGAGCGCACCTTGAATGCGGCTCACTTTATCAACTAATTTCATGTAATTAAATTTAAGTGGGGGATAAATATACGCCTTTCTCAACTTTCACCCAAAAACTCTTGCATGGCTTTGACCATGTTTTGGGCGGTACCGAGTTTCTCAAAGCTGACGATGATGTCACTGGGTCTGCCGCTGTTCTTTCTCCACCACGCTAAGGCTTCTGAGATGGTGTCAAAGGCTGGTGTGCCATCATAGATGGTGTTGTCTATTTCATTTACGATTATGTATTTCTCCTTCATGTCATGCAGGGATTTCTCGGACGAAGTACCTGTTGAACGTGTCAACAAACGTGCCCGTGGGCTCACATGCTTTCTCTGCCTCCTCACGTGTGTCGTAGATGGCATCCCTGCAAGGCGCCGTGATGTCGGCTCCGTATGGATTCCATCCACGGCTACGCACCCACACTTGGTACTTGACTTGAGGTTTCTTAGTAAGGTCAATCATGGTCTTTATCTTCTGTTGATGTTTTTCCTGCCCATGCAACGATGAAGTTGGTAAGGTCATCGGCAAAAGCGGATAACTCGTTGGGATCTGATGCAAGCACATCAAAATGTGTCCGAGGAAGGTGCTCAAAGATTCTCTCTGCGATGTCCGAATCAAAGATGAAATCGGACAGAGATTCACACGCCTCTTCGTATGTCTTCATGTTTTTACTCATGACTTCTTGGGTTTTTTGGGTTTGGGTATGCGGACTATGTTCAGAACCTGTCTATCCATAGCTTTATTGTGCATGTCTGCCAGTTCTTTGACTAGATTAAATTGTTTGTTGTCTTTGTCCATTTGTCTTTTGTTTTATCGTCTATGGATGTTGACCAATCGACGAAGGTCAGAATGATTGGTGGATCGGGCATCGCTTTCGATGTAGTGCTCGTCGTATGTGAATCCATACTTCGTGCGCTCGATGTATTCAATCCAATTGTCCATGTGGAACTTGTCATTGAATGTCTTGGTGACAATCCATCCTCGATGCCTGTCGGGAGTATGGAAAACGATTGTGGCTTTCATATTTGTTATTAAGGATTATCCAATGGCAACGTTGCGCTCTCCAAAGTATGACTCGATATCTCTGGCGATGTGGTGAACACCTTCAAACTCAACCCGCAGGAAAAAGGTCCAGTCATCATCGTCCTCAGCTTCTCGCTCGTGGTCGATTACAAAGATTTGATCGTACAAAGATTCAAACCAACCTGTATGAGGACAGCGCAGTTCGATGGTGTCCCAGTTGTTGTATCGGTTGAAGTCTTGTACCATCTTACGAATGACTTTCTTAGCAGTGACAACTTCGTAGGGGGAAATGCGAACATCAATCATGACTTGTTCTTTGAGAGGTTAAACGTAAACGGCTTGCCGTTTTTTGAGAGGTTGAATGTTTTGCTACTCATAGCATATTGGGGTATTAAGTGGTTTGTAAAAATTTGAAGGGAGGTTGGGATTCGAACACAACTGCCACCAGCCTTTTACCATACTGATGTACGCACCGACTGCGCTCCCTTGATTGTCAACTCATGTATGCTTCGTCGCCATCTGCAAGTACAACGTGAAACATGATGCATGTATTGTATGGCATCCATGTGTCGTTGTCGAGGAAACGACCACGACAACCTGTGTAGCCGAATCGCTCACGGACGGCCATCCATAGTTGGCGTTCTGACGCATCGTGTGGTACTCGCAGGATCCGTCTGTCAACCATGCTTCCATTGGCACTCCATCCATATCCATCATGGATGGCATCGGTCATGGTGACCAAGTATTTGATGTCAGTATTCATTGTTCGTGTATTAGTATTCGTCATCGTCATAGAAGTATCCTTGGTCGGGACAGCGTTCGGGCTTGTCCCCATCGTAGTATGCGCCACATCGTGACAGAGATGGTGCTTTGAATGGCTCGTCGCCAAAGGCAAGGTCAATGCCACGATTCCTGTCTCCATACCCCCCGTTCATCTCATCGAGAAGTACGTAGAAGTCCTTGCCACCGAAGACGCCATACCCATCGTAGTTCTCCTCTCGCCATCGGTTGCCCTTGTCGTCAGTCATTGTGACGGAGAAGGTGTGTCGGTCGCTGTAGGTGTTGGCAATGCTCTCACCTGTGTCTTGTGTAATCCAACTGAAAAATCCCATTGTATTTGTTTTTAAAGTTTTTACTCGTGGTCTTCTGTAGTCTTGCCGTCAAGGTCAAGAAATCTGCTTCGGAAGCCATCGCTCCACGAATCGGAGAGGATGATGTATTCACCATCTCCAACCTGCGTCTCGGCAACTACAGAGAGACCGACAGAGACCATGTGTTTGATGGCTTGTTCTCGGACGGACCCAATCCTGTGGCTGTAGGGCAGGACGATGGTGTGACGCATCTTGCTCCATGCATCGCTGACGTCTTTGTAGCGTTTGGTCATGACATCGACAATCTTGACTCGGGCACCACGATGGTTCGTGGGTGACAGGAACGTGACCTTGAAGGCTCGGAGTTTTTGTACTTCAGACATGGGTGTGGGTATTGTGGGTGGAAGATAGAACGTTAACGATGACCTTGCAGACTTTCTTGCCTTCAGCAAATTCTTCTTTCCAGTTGTCGAGTTGGCGTTGGGCGTGCTCACGCTGGGTGTACATGGTAGCCGCTTCATAGATCGTGCTCAAGACGGGTTCGTCATTGTGGTCGCAAATGGCGTACAAAATCATGGGGTTGGGTATTGTGAGGACGGACGGCATTGCCCGTCCTCGGGTTAGTGTTAGGCGTTGCGCAACAAGCTCTCGATTTGACATTCCTCTGCTTCGAGGCGTTTGATGGTCGCACGAATGTCTTTGAGACGTTGCTCTGTGTCTTCAATCAACTTGGCTTTCTGAGCCTCCATACTCTCCCAAGCAACTTGCGTAGGAGATTTGACGATGTTTACTTTAGACATGGTGTTGGGTATTGTGTGCTTCAGCACGGGTTTATGTTTCGTATTGGTAGTCGTCCTCATCCTCCCACTCGGTATAGTAGTAGAGCTCTAAGTCATAGCACCTTGCAAGGTATTCTGACACTATCTCTGATTCTCCAATGGAGCACATTGGGATGAGTTGAAGGAGCAAGGATTGCTCATCGCATGCATAGCCTTCGCCATCGCAAATGACGTAGCCTTTGTTCATGCCTTTTCCAGTTACGGAGCATTGTCGTGCGTACTTCATGGGGGCGGGGTCTTTGAGGAATGAAAAGTTCATGGGGTTGGGTATTGTGGGGGGGGACAGAGTGCCCATCCCCCCCGAGTTGATGTTGTCTTAGTCTCGAGTTGGGGCGTACACAATCTCTTGTGCGTTCATCAAGGCTTTGAGCATGGTGCCATTGGTGCCTTGTTCCTCGATGCGCTGTCGGATGATGCGCTTGCAGTCTTCAATGACTTGGAGTGCTGTGGCAACACGTACTGCTTGGTCCACGTCTCCTTGGGGCACATCCTCTCCTGCAATCTCGCAGGCATTGTACATACTGGCAGCCAAGGTTGCGTCATTGGCTTCTTTGAGTTGGTCGATAAACAACATGAGATGGGGTATTGTGGGGGGCATTGCGCCCCCCTAGTTAATCAAACGAATCAGAGTTCGAACATATTGTAGGTACGGGCAACGTGGCAGTAGTTGCCCATGGAACAACCGCTTTGGTGGAAGGTGCTACCACCAATGGATTGAGCAACCACGTCTGCGGACAGGTACTTGTGGCCTGTGGCCTTGCCATGCTTGATGGCGGCAGTGATAGCCTCGGCTTCGGTCTCGAACAAACGGCTCAAGGTCACGTTGGTTCGCTTGCCATCGCTGTCGATGGTGCTTTGGATGATGCTGTAGTTGTACATGAGGTTGGGTATTGAAATTTTACTACACCACTAAGATACGAAAGGAGTTGACAAAACCAAGACTTGTCCACAAAAAGAATAGCCAATAAAAGCCAACGTGATTTGGGGTGCATGCATCCCGCTTGGGTGGGGGTGGGGGACGGCACGAGGTTGGTGCTGGGA